CTGCCTTCGACCCGGAGAATCGCCTCGGTAAGCAGTTGTTTTACTATCGTGTTTACGCTGCAGGCGTGAAGCACTATCCTTTGCCGGAATACATCGGGGGGAACGCTTGGATTGAGGCAGACGTGCAAGTAGCCAACTTCCACAACAACAACCTACGCAACAACTTTTGGGGCGGTTACTTGATTAATTTCAACAACGGGATTCCAACCCCCGAAGAACAGGGCGACATCGAGAGGCAAATCAAACGCAAGTTTTCGGGAACCGACAACGCTGGTCGCTTCGTTGTAACCTTCAACGATGAAGCAGCGAATGCTCCGACACTTGAACCGCTCACTCCGTCCGACATGGACAAGCAGTTCGAGGTATTAAACAAATCAATCCAGCAAGAGATATTCATTGCCCATCGTGTAACGAATCCAGCGTTATTCGGTGTCAAAACCGAGGGCCAACTCGGAGGAAGGACTGAATTAGTAGAGGCTTACGAACTATTCAAAGCCACCTACGTCAACGACCGGGTGCAGAAGGTCGAAAGAATGATAAACTACTTGGGGTCTTTTAACGGTGTGGAAGGCATGGAGTTAATTCCTACCAACCCCATCACGGAGCAGTTGAGCGAACAGGCTCTCCTTCAAGCCATGACCCCCGCAGAACTGCGTGAGAAAGCAGGCTTGCCACCGATTGAAATCAAGACCGAATCAAGCGTCCAAGACGTTATCACGGCTATCAATTCACTCTCTCCGTTGGTTGCCAACAAGGTCTTGGAATCCATGTCAGCCAACGAAATTAGGGCTTTGGTGTCCTTGCCTGCAAAGGCAGAGGGTTCGGGTCTTGCAGGAGCAACTGCAGCCGTAGAGATCAGCCCTGAACCTACTGCACCGCAAGGCTTGGCATCAAACGAGAACATCAAGAAGTTGTCAGGCCGTGAGTACCAAAACCTGATGCGTATTGTCAGGCAGTATATGCAGGAAAAAATCACGCTGGAAATGGCTCGGACCATGCTGTCAGCAGGCTTTGGTTTGTCATCCCAAGAGATTGACACGATGCTGGGCGTTCAGTCCCAAGAGTTCAGCGAGCCTCAATGGGGCCAAGAAGACGATGAGGACTACGGCTGGGGCGAAGAAGAATTTAAGGTCTTGGAGGTGGTTGCGAGCAAGTTTGGAAGCCATGCAGACGATTACCATGTGATGCACTCCAAGCCGATGCGGTTCGATGCCAACATAGACGAAAACATCCGCTTGGCCTTTGCTGAACTGGGAGAGGAAGAAAAGGAACTGGACAAGAAGATTGAGGCTTACCGCAAGAAGAACCGGGACGCATCGGTTGAAGAAATGGCAAAGGAGTTCGGGGTCAGCAAGGCGAAGGTCGCCAAGCGGGTCGCCTACCTAATCACAAAGGACCGCTACCCAATCAGCCGGGCCGTGGACAACATTGCCGAGCAGAACCTTCCCAAGAATGTCAAGGAGGTCGCAGAGCCTGTACTGGAGGTCCGTTACAAGTACGCATGGGCCACAGGGTTCAGCAACAAAGACAAAGGATCCAGCCGTGAGTTCTGCAAGGTCATGCTTGACTTGGCCGGGCAGGGCAAGGTTTACACGAGGGAGGACATCGACGGGATTTCTGCGATAATGGGCTACTCCGTTTGGAACAGGAGGGGCGGTTGGTATCACACGCCCAGCGGAGTGAATCGCCCCCAATGTCGCCACGTATGGGAGCAGCAGTTGGTAATCCGTAAAGGCAATAAAATCAGCAAGGCATGAAGGCACTCTTTATAAGCGAAGAAACGCTACTGGACAATAGCATCATCAACGAGAACGTATCCTACACCCAAATCCGTCCAACGGTTGTCAAGGTCCAAGAGATGCGGATTCAGCCCATCGTTGGCTCTCCGTTGTACGGGGAATTGGTTACGCAGGTCGTCAGCGGTTCAACGTCTGCACTCAACCAAACGCTCTTGGAGGACTACATCCAGCCGGCTATGATTCAGTGGCTTTACTACGAGTTGCCCATGGTCTTAGCGTTCAAGTACATGAACAAAGGCATGGTCCGCAGAACAAGCGAAGAGTCCTCCCAAATGAGCATGGAAGAGATTACCCGGCTAACCGATAAGGTCAAGAACGATGCCGAGTGGTACTCCGAACGCATTACCCGGTACTTGATGGAGAACCGCAATTCATACCCCTTGTGGAACTCGCCTCCGTCTGCTTTGGATACGATTTACCCGAACGCTACGAACTACCGCACCGGGATGGTCTTGGACCGCAACAGGAGGATGGGAATCAGCAACTTGGACTACCCCTATCCCTACGGTCAATTCGGGGCGTGTAATGACTGCTAACGATGGGTGCGCACAAGAAGAACATACTGAAACTGCAAAACTATGTCTTGGATAAAAATCAAGCAAGCCCTGCTGGACCTTGCAAATGCTCATCCACAGGTCAACTCCTTCGGGACGGGCGACCCGCTTGCAATCGGCACGGACAACACGATAAATCTTCGAACCCCAAGCCGTGAACGCATCGTCTATCCGCTCGTGTTTGCGGACGTTCAGTCTGCAAGTACTGACGCTGGCACTTTGGACTTGGTGGTTGGGGTTTACTTTTCTGACCGTGTTGAGTCCATTAAGCCGATGGGCGGAGTGGTTTCGGGCAGCCCTACGCTGGGTTGGCAGGACAACGAGGACGAGGTCCTAAGCGACCAACTGCAGGTAGCACAGGACTTCATATCGTCGCTCACAAACGACCCGAACGAGGACTGGACCCTATCGTCAAGCGTATCGCTTACGAGGTTTGTGGAGAGCCGGGACGACCGCACGGCAGGGTGGCAGGCGACGATGACTTTTGAAATCCCCTACGGCCATTCGGTTTGTGAAATTCCAGTCTAATCTACATTTACAATTAAACGCTAAAAAATGCCTACACCCATATTGCAACAAATGCTCGGCCAGGGCGGTACGATGGAGTTCGTTGACGCTGCCGTAAGTGGTAAAGTTTACGACTTCGTAGTCGTCAATGCTGCTGCTACTTTCACAACCCTGACCGGAACTGGAAGCGAAAACCTGCTAACCGCTTACGCTTTGAGTGGCAAATCCGTTTCCGCTGGTATCGTGATAAGCGGGCGCAACGGAGGCAAGATTACTGCCGTTACTCCAAGCGCAGGTTCGGTCATCGGATATACATTCCTGTAAACGATGCTGATAGGCTACGGCTACGGCTACCCGACCAATATGCTCATCGGTGGACTTGCTGCTGGTGTGTGGGGTGCTTTTAATGCAAGGGCTACGGCTGACGGAGCAACCGCTGCCGAGGCTGCCGTGAATGGCTGCCTGTTCGTCCGATTCGCTGCAATCTTCAACTTCTAACAATGCCGACCCCATCGCTGATTTTAGTACCTGCTCGCTTTAAGACGGGCAAACTCTACACACCCTTAGCAACGACTTCGGGCGGTGTGGTCTTGGGTGCATCGGGCGACTTCAATGTTACCCGTGCGACAACTGCAACAAGGGTCAACGCAAACGGATTGATTGAGGTCGTGGCTTCGGGGATTCCGAGGTTGGACTACTTCGCAAGTGGTGGCGTTGTTGGCTGCCCTGCGTTGTTGGTGGAGCCGAGTGCGCAGAACATTATGGCTCAATCCGAAACGTTAAGCGTAAGCGGTGATTGGACGCAAACTGCTGTTTTGGCAACAGGATGGGCAATAGCGTCCCCTGACGGCTTGGTTTCGGGGTCTTTGCTTGTTGCGACATCAGGAAGTTCGCAGCACAATATTAATAGAAACGCAACGACATCAATAACGAGCGGTACAACAATTACTGCAAGTTGTTTTTTCAAAGCGCACGGAACAAATAATTTTGCACAATTAGTGATTGGTGGCTTTACTTTTTCGCCTGCAAGTCCATTTGCAAACTTCAATCTTTCGGGAAATGGCGCAATAACAACAGGGACCTATTCATCGGCCTTTATTCAAAACTACGGAAACGGGTGGTATCGTTGTGGATTAACTGCAACCGCTGCTGCGAATGGCACAAACAATTTAGCGATAGTTCCCATTCTTGCGAGTGGAACGGCAAGAAATCCTGTTTTTCAGGGCGATGGCGTTAATGGCGTTTACGCTTGGGGAGCGCAGGTGGAGTCAGGCTCCGTTGCCACCTCCTACATCCCCACAACCACCGCAGCGGTAACCCGCAACGCAGACGTTATCAGCGTATCAGGCGCAGTCAGCGGTTGCATCGGGCAGACACAAGGCACGATTTATGCGGAGGTTGATTACCGAAATTTTGCGAACATTACGATGTTATCGGTTCAAACGGCATCAATCGTAAGCGGAGTCGTAAGAATAGAAACAAATGGAAATGAATTGAGATGCCATGTTAGAGATGTTAGCGGCACAATTAGAATGGACCAAATCATTACAAGTCCTACACTATCAACAGGCATCAATAAGATTGCGGTAGGTTATAGCAGCGCAGCGAGTGGTTTATGTATTGCGCTAAACGGAACGGTTGTTTTTACGGCAACTACTGCTGCTGCATTTACAATTAATCCAGACAGGATTCTGCTTGGTTCGAGGGAGGTTAGTAGTGCTTCACAATTATTCTTCAACAACCGCATCCGTGCTGCTGCCCTCTACACCACTCGTTTAACCAACGCTCAACTCGCTGCCCTTACGACCCTCTAATGGCTACCTTCCGCAAGTATGTCTTTCCCAAGCAGGCCGACGCTGACAAGGTGCTGGCTCTATGCACAGGCACGACCGCTGCGGTTGAACTCGGAGTCTTGGACGGCCTTGTGTGCTACGACATCCTTTGGGAAGGCGACGCTCCTAAAGAGGCTACCCAGTACGAAACTTGGCCCGAACCTTGCGGAGTTCACGCCTTTGCAGGTTGGGAGGAACAATACACCGAGGACTACCACCAACACAAATCACTATGAGATTATTCCGCAAACGCAACCCCGAAACACCCGAAACACCTAAACTCCCTTTTATGAAATCA